GCACCAACAGCCGAAGGAACACTGATAGATAAAATTATTAAAGCACAAGAATAATGGCAGATTTAAACTTTTACGAAAAAGACATGGCAAAAATACAGAACCAATTAATAGAAAAGATTGGTAAAGTGTTAAGCGGACTATCAATATTAAACGACGCAGAACTAAAGTCAGCATTTGAACAAATAAACTTATTAGATGACATGAACGAACTCGGACTAACAGCACTGTTAAACAAAGTCAAAAACGCATATGACGCACAAGCAGTAAAAACCTATGGAGTGTTAACAGCAGCACAAAAGACAAAGCAAACAGTCACAGCAGTGCAAGCGATCGAAACATTAGCAGTACTGGACCTGGATAGCTTATCAATGGGGATAAGACAATACGCAGACGAAATAAAAACTGCAATGCTTAGAGGTTTACTAACAGGACAATCCTCAGAATCAATCCTGGAACAAATACAGCAAAACTACGGCGGAACAAGAGCATTAAGCAGTCCAGGACAAGCAGCATTACTAAATGACAGCTTCGCAAGGTTTAACAGAGCAACAACAGCAAAACTTTTTAATGAATTTCCAGAACAAAAGTTTTCATATGTTGGAATTTTAGATGATAGAACAAGAGAAATATGTAGCGATACCTTGGCAGCAGTGCCAGACGAAGGGCTAACCATAGACGAAATAAATACACTGACAACAGGCGTAACATTTGAAGGTGGCGGTGGGTACAACTGCAGACACGAATGGATACCAGTATAATGCAAGCACACGAAGTCGTACAATTTACTAAAAAGAATTATGGACAATTAGCATCATATGCAAGAGGTCTAATCGTTGGAGACATGGAAAGAGGAGTACTACAAAACGGAAGACATAGATATAAGTCAAAAGAATACAAAGCACAAAAAGCTGCGTCTTTTGAGCCAGGAAGACCAAAAGAACTAAGAGGTCAATCACTAAATACATACACCAGAAGCGTTAACTTGATCTTAACAGGAGAAACCAAAAACAGAATAAGACCAGAAGGACGCAAGACAGAAGGACTGTTAGTGTTTGAACGAGCAGACATTATAAGACAAAACGAAGCAAGAGGATATGTAATAACAACATTAAATCCTACAAACAGAGAAAAAGCCAGAAAATTTTTAGATAGAATAGTGGACATGAAGATTAAAAAGTATGAAAGCAAACCTATCAAAATAAAAACAATTGGGTAACAATAAAAAAAAGAAGGAGACAGTATGTCCGAAGAAAAAACAATAGTAGAAGAACAAACAGTAGTAGAAGCTTCTACGCAGGAAGTAAACAATGAAGAAGTCGGAGGCTTGATTGCAGAAAGCAAAAAGTACCGAACAAGAGCTCAAACAGCAGAAGCTGAGTTAAATGAACTCAAAGAAAACCTCAAACTCCAGGAACAAAAACAACTGGAAGAAAAGGAAGAGTTTAAATCTTTGTACGAAAATGTTAAAGCAGAAAACGAAAAGCTAAAGCCGATCGTTGAAACTTTTGAAATACAAGAAAAACAAAGACGAGAACATCTGCTGTCTCAACTCTCAGATGAAGATCAAGAAATATATCAGGATTTATCAACTGTTAAATTAGAAAAACACATCGAGAGATTGAGTAATAAAAAAGTGCAAGTGACAGATGCCAAAGAAGTTACAGCAAGCGGAAAGTTTGCTGCAAACAGTAAATGGGAAGACCTGACAGCTGAAGATAGAGAAAAAGCCAGAAGGAATCCTACACTTTGGAAGCAAGTCATAGACGGATATAAAAACAACTAAAGAACCATCTTAAGGAGATGACATAACATGGCAAATGTAACAACAACAACAGCTGCTAATTTTATACCAGAACTCTGGAGAGACGCTATCCTTGACTATGCAGAAAGACAATTCTTATTGCGTAATCAAGTGCTCGACTTTTCATCATTGGTAGCAAATGGCGGCGACACTTTAAACATACCTAAAGTGACAGAAGAAACTGCAGCAGCTAAAGCAGCTGATACAGCAGTAACTTATTCTGCTAACACAGACGGAGTGGTACAGTTATCACTGGACCAACATCAATACGAAGCTAAAAGAATTGAAGATATTGTAAAAGTACAAGAAAGTGCTGATCTCTTCAATGCGTATGCAAAAAGCATCGGCTACTCTTTAGCGAAAAAGATCGAAAACTACATCGCTGTAGACGTACTACAATCAGCAACAGGAAACGATGTAACACTTACAGCTGATAACACTTTTACAACAGCGTTAATCAGAGAAGGCTTACAAAAACTTCTTGATGCAGGGCACGATTACACAGATGGCGATCACTTCTTCTACTGTTCTCCAGCTTCATATATGAGCCTTCTATCATTAGGAGACTTTACAGAAGCTCAGAAAAGAGGAGACAACGAAAGTCCATTAGCATCTGGTAGAATTATCAATGCATATGGATTAAACGTGTATCCATCAGTAGACTGGGATGACGACGGAGGCACAGGAGACGAGACATCAACTATTTTCAATAGAAACTCTGTCTACTATGCTCAACAGTTCGCACCAAGAGTGCAATCATCATACGACATTGATCATTTAGCAACTTCAATTGTTGCTGATGTTTTATTTGGTGCAGCACTATCACACGCAGCAAATTCAACAGCATTAGGTGTTGTAAACTTTGTAAATCCATAATCGGACTTACAAAACGGTTAAATATAGGGTTGTTTTTACGCAGCCCTATATTACCATTAAAAAAGAATTAAAAGAGGATAGAAATGCCAATATACGAATATAAATGTAGCTGCGGTAAAAGATTTGAAACAATTCAGGGAATAAACGAGCCAAAGCTTAAAAAATGTGACAAAAATGTACATAACTGTGAAAGTAACGGAACACTAACCAGATTGATCAGTAAGCCTGTTATTTTTTCAGACGACATCGGAAGAGGGTCAAAACGAATGACAGATCGTGAACTCTACAAAGAACTGGACATCGATAAATGAGCTCTAACACAGCACTGGGGAACACACCTGTAAACCAGGGATACGTCCAATTAATCCACACAGGAGAAACAGGAGGAATCGATGGAACTCTACGCACTTTATATGACGGCGACGGAACTGCTTCAGACTTACAAATTGCAAGCAACTCGGTCAAGGTTTCAACACAGCTATACATTGGAGCAAAAACTATCACTGAGTATATACAAGACACAGTCGGTGCTATGTTGGTTACCAATGCAAGTCATACTAACTTATCTGCAGCCTATGATGACGCAGGCGACGGAGCAATTGATCTAACAGCTTCAGGAGAAGTAACACTTACAGGCACACAAACTCTTACTAACAAAACCTTAGCAAGTCCAACTTTTACAGGCACAGCAAATGGTGCTAATTTAACTCTTACTGGCGATTTAACAGTAAGTGGAGATACTATCTTTACCAATTCTAATACAGTATTAATTGGTGATGCAATTTTAACTTTAAATGCAGATGAAACAGGAAGTCCAACTGCCAATGCAGGATTTGAAGTAGAACGAGGAACTTCTACTAATAAAACTTTTATATGGAATGAAACAGATGACAAATGGACTATTGGAAGTGAAACCTTTGTAGCAAGTACAGTAGAAGCAAACCTAACTGGAAATGTAACAGGGAATGTAACTGGTAGTGCAAGTCTTAACTTATTAAAATCAAGCAATTTATCAGACTTAGCAAATGTAGCAACTGCAAGAACAAATTTAGGTGTAGATGTAGCAGGTACAGATAATTCAACCAATGTAACCTTAGTAACTACATCACATGATTATTTATCTTTAGCAGGACAAGCTATTACACTTGGCACAATAGATATATCTGATGATACAAACTTAGTAGGTGGTACTGGAATCACCTTAACTGGAGATACATTATCTACTACTGATAGTGAAATTGTACACGACAATCTTAGTGGTTTTGTAGAAAATGAACATAAAGACCATAGTGGAATAAGCATTACTACAGCAGCAAGTTCAGGTTTATCTGGTGGTGGAGATATAACTACTACCAGGTCATTAAGTGTAGATGTAAATAATTTAGATGTACAAGTTCCTGCCTTAGAATTAGCAGATAAGATAGCTATTTATGATAATAGTGCAACTGAAACGAATGTTGCCACACTCACACAACTAAAAGCTATTGTCAATACAGATACTGACACCAATCAATTAACTACTTTTAATGTTTCAGGTGATAGTGGAACAGACCAAACTATATCACATAATAATACCTTAACTATTTCAGGTGGTAATGGAATCTCTACTTCTACAAGTGCTACTGATATTTTAAGTGTTGCATTAGGTGGATTTTCAACTTTAATTGGACAATCAAGTCCTGCTGAACAAGATTTATTAGTAATTGAAGAAGCTATTGGTGGTGCAATCAAAAAAGTACAAATAGGTGCTTTAAGTTCAGGAATCACAATAGATGGCACAACAGCAAATGGTATATTGACTTATGGTGGAGTTGATAATATAGATACTGAATCTAATCTTACTTTCGATGGAAGCCATTTATATTTACCTGATAATAGCAGATTAAGATTGGGAACAGATATAGATTTACAATTATATCACGATGGAACAAATAGTTTTATAAA